GTGACTGAAATTAAAGATAAAGTAATTACTAAAGATGCATTTGAATTACCCTACACAATTATTAAAGCGAAGCATCAACCAACAAAAGGTGCCATTGTCTACATTCATGGTGGCGGTTTAATGTTTGGAAAGGCCAATGATTTATCGCCACAGTATATCGATATCCTTACGGAACATTACGATTTAATTCAACTAAGTTATCGTTTATTACCAGAAGTAAGCCTTGATTGCATCATCGATGACATCTTCACATCATTCGATGCGATTCAATCACAATATTCTAATTGCCCTATTTTTACCTTTGGCAGATCATCAGGTGCATATTTAAGTCTATTAATTGCACGAGACAGAGATATTGATGGTGTTATTGATTTTTATGGTTATAGTGGCATCAATACTGAACCGTTTAAAATGGCAAATAGCTATTACGCTAAAATAGCTCAAAGTGTGAATGAAACAGTACTTGCTCAACTTACTTCACCAACACCGATTATTCAAGATCAAATCGCCCAACGTTTTTTAATCTACGGTTATGCACGTGGTACAGGTGAGTGGATCAATATGATTAACATTGCTGATTATACTGATTCAAAATACAACATCTCACCAAATGAACTTAAAACACTTCCCCCGGTGTTCATTGCGCATTGTAATGGCGATTATGATGTCCCTGTTGAAGAAAGCGAACACATCCACAATCATGTGCCACACTCAACATTTGAACGCGTGAATAAAAACGAGCATGATTTTGATCGTAGACCTAATGACGAAGCAATCACTATTTATCGTAAAGTTGTTGATTTCTTAAACGCTATAACAACGGCGTAATATACCATTATTTTTAAAAACCCAATTTATCATCATGATAAACAGTTATTCAATCAACCATATTATTCATACAATTTATTAAGCTCATAAACAGATACGCCTGTCCCTTTAGTTTTCGCTAATGAGACAGGCGCTTTATTTCACTTTACTATTTTAAAATTCAACACTGTGATGCTACTTATATCTTCCGTGCCATGTTAGTAGCACAAAATACATAGCATATTAAATTACGAATATGAATTTAACTTGCTTTCAATTGTGTTCCTTTACTTTCAGTCGCTTCAACACGCAACAAGTCATTTATAATACCTGTATAGAAGTTGGCGAGTTCTGCACCTTTACGCTTGAAATCCAGGAAATCTACACCGATAAAATCGACATGATCCCATCCTTGTATGATGGTAAACCGGTCATTCTCTAACGTACACGAGCGTCCAAAAACACTGTTGTATCAAGGTTTTTGTCATTTTTAACCTTTTAGATTTTCCACAAGCGTTTGCCCTTTTTCAAATAATCTGCCCTTTTTTTGCCCCGAAAAAACGCAAAAAATAACCACAATCCTAAATTAATAGGATCTGTGGTTTTGTTGGTTGTAGGGGAATAAATATAACCGTATCGATTAAGATACGGTTGTAGCGAATGTAACATTTCTATGTTGTTAAGATATATGTATCGAGTGATGACAAGGAAGATGTCTCCTGTGGGACCAACAGTCAGATACATGGCCTCTGCCCGGCTATATAGTTCACTCCTACTATATAAAAGTAAGTATAACATAAAAAGCACCCCGTAAACTGTTATACGGGAATGCTAAAGTCATATATACTACGGGGAGTAGTATGAAAACTATGCTCTCTATCGCAAGAAAAAAATATCCAGTGACATGCTTGGGTGAACAAGGATAGATGTAAATAGTTGATGCATGTGTAACACATCATAACAAAAAAACTAGCCCGAAGGCTAGCTATAACATAAAAAATAGGCAAGTACCGAAGTACCTGCCAGTTACGCACATTTAAATCTTGAGAGTAATGTTATCTAAAGAATAATGTTATTATATCACAATACAACATTTAAGCAAACATTATATTAAAACACTTCTTTCACAATCAATCTCTCATGCCATATCCACTCATTATGATTGTTCCAATAAATGCGACACCAACCATCTATAATTTCAAACACATATATTAATGTTCCAGGCGCGTATACAGCCTGTCCAACATCGAATCTATAGTTAGTACGATTATCACCGTATCTAGTGGCTGAAGTAGCACCTAAGCCGTCGATTTTCGCATTAAAATAAGCACCTTTTGACCATTTAAGGTTATAAGGTGCTTTACTTCCAACTGTTATTTTACTTGCAGATTTACCGACTGCTTTTTGAGCAGGTGGTTTAACTTTATTTGTGATCTTATTCATTAAGCCCTCACTTTTATACTTAGGTCTAATAAAGTGAGTACAGCCGTAATAATTATCCCAACGTAACTTTGCAGGCGTATTTGCGTTACCGTCATAGTTCTGTTCCAAAATTAAAAATTGATTTGTATTACCACCATTAAACACTAAACCAATATGACCGTATTGTTTATATATTCCTTTGGTAAATACAGCCACATCACCTATTTGTGGAACAAACGATGGTGTGTTTTCATATACTGTTGCCATGTTTTTAAAATCGTTATTGATTGCATCTTTTGCATTTCCCCACATTCTAATTTCTAACAACCAATAAATGTAATCAACTGCTAAATCTGCACATTGGTAACCATACCAACCGTCAAAATCAATATATCTACCTTGATACCAACGTAACCTTGCTCTTGCTTCACTGTATGTTTTCATTATTTTACCTCCTAGTATTTTCTTCTTGGTTCTTCATATTCTAAAGCTTGGTGGCTATCACCTATACCTTTAGTAGTCGGGTCTTGAATCACACCAGTTAATACTAAAAATCCTAATATAGCGTTTAAACCGTCTGTTAATTGCTCTGTATAAACTTGAATATCATACCCAATAGCTTTGGCGATGTTTTGAGCAAATAAAAAGATAGCTGACAATATCGCTACCCAAAATGATTTTTGTTTCATTCTAATTTTCCAATTAATCATATTCTTATCTCCTTTTATCCAAAATAAAAAGACGACTAATAAGCCGTCTATTTGATATTTATATTATGGTGTGTTAATTTATATATAGAAAAAGGGCAACATGCGCAAACATGTTACCCTAATGAGCCCGTTAAAAAGACGGTGACTATTTTAGATTAAAGATTAAATTAATAACCATTTAACCATCGAAACCAGCCAAAGTTAGCGATGGTTATTTTTTATTGCTTAATTCAATAAGCTTGATTACTAGACCTATCAATGCAATAAGGAATAAACCAAACTGCAACATGGTACTAATTGTAATCATTAGGCGTCTCCTTTCTAAAGATTTCAGTAATGCCAACATAGGCACCACCTCCTTATACTCAGATAGCCACCATCTATCCAACTTGCTCACTTCTGCATATTACCATAATTACAACAATAAATAAAAAGTCAGTACCGAAGCACTGACTAAAACTTATTTACATTTACCGAACCAAAAACATGTCCAGAAACTATAACCAAAGATTAGTTTAAACATTTTATTCACCTCTCTTATATGCCCATAAGCATACGCAATAATGCTATAATTAGCGACCCAAATATTGTCCCAACTAAACCAAGCACCCACATTTTCATATCACGTATGTTCTTATCATTTTCTTTCTTATTCTTTTCATCTATTTCTCTTTCTTTTTGAATAGCATCTAAGGTTTTATCTAATTTAATGTTAACTTGCTCTTGGGTTTTTTGACCTAATTTAATTTCGTTGAGTGTGCTGAGCATTGTTTTATCATTCTCTTCTAACCTTCTGATGCGCCATTCATGTTCGTGTTTTTTGAACCACCCCAATTCAGTACACCCGCTTTCTAAAAGAATAAAGATTATGAGTATCTAACTCATAGCTTTTCATACTGTTTCAGTGTTAACTGTTACCTCTGGAGATAAATCTGATCTTTCAACTACTTCTTTAACTACTTTCACACGTTGTTTTTTGTTAGTTAATTGATATAACAAATTTAACGTCTCCGCAATTTTCTTAGCGTTTTCTTCAGATTTAAAATCTTGAGCATGGTTAACCATTTCAGAAGTTGTAAAACTTCCTGTGAAATCTTGATATACTACACGTTCTGTACCTTCTTTGTCGATTTGTACTAAAATAAACCTTTCTGTATTGTTGATAATTTCTTTTGCCATAATTAAATGACCTCCTTAAATTTTTGTATAAAAATAGTGCTAAGGATTACTCTTCCTCAGCACATTGTTGATTTTCTTTATTTTCTTGTATATACGCTTTTAACATCGCGTTTTCTTGTGTTAACCTCATAATTTCCTGTGATAAATAATGAATTGTATATTCAGGATTAGCTTGTAATCCTTGTTTGTTATCCTGCATTCTTTGACTCCTCCAATTTCTTGATTCTTAGTTGTTGTTCTTTGATAACAGGGATAAGATGAATCCATAGACGATCATACGCTATACCTTCAATTTCTCCTTTGTCATCATACGTGACAAACTCTTTTAATCCTAAATTCTCCACCTCTTCAGCAATCAAACCTACGTATCTATCAAGTTTATAGGTGTCTTCCGATAATTTTCTATCTTCTCTCAGCTCTCTAGCTAAAATTTCAGACTCAGCTTTATCAAACCACGTTCTAATAGGTAAGTTAAGAATAGCTTTTGAATGTTCCAGTTGTTCATCTCTATCGTTATATTGATTTTCGATAGATAACTTGTATTTACGCGCTGATGTCGAACGCCCAATTGTGCCAGCAGAAGTAATATGCAAATTAGCTGCGGCCGAATAAGTACGTCTATAAATTGAGTTAGAAGCTATCCTATCTCCTGCATCATCTGAACCTACAGACAGTAGGTCTGTACTCTGTATATGAATATACCTATTACCATCACGTCGTTTCAGCATATTAAATTTGCCATACCCTGCTTCGATTGTTGTATCTCCACCTGTTGCATATCGTCCATTAACAATTTGAACAAGACCTTTATTTCTTTCTTTAGAAAACCTGATACCCGCACCGTAATCATAGTTCTCATCAGAACCAAACATAATATAACCGTCACTCGAATAAGCATTATCTGCATTAGACAGCGTGAATGCAAATCGGTTTAATCCAGGCACTTTGTCTGTGTTTGGATATAAATACACCGGTGCCTGTTTGCTTTTGATATTCGATGAAGCGTAAGACTCCAGAACAACCCGATTATTATCTGACGTTAGTGCAACGACACCACCATAGGAATTGATTGTTATACCATTCATGCCACTATCACTGTAAGTTTTATCCCACCATTGAATCGTACCAGATGAACCACCGTCTTCACCTTCACCATCAATATAAGTCGAAATACCAAAATGTGACATATAAAGTGAACCGCCAGCGGTGTTATTTCTAAATCTTAGGTGACCGTCTTTCAGTCGCGTAAAAATATCGTCTGTTGAACGTTTCCCTCTCCAAGTACGTTGCACAATACCACCTAGTTCAATAGAATCATTCTGTATTTGAACATATCTGTTATTGTCACCGCCTTTAATTCCAATTCTATTAACATTGATATCAAGGCCCTCTCTTGATAAATTAAGGCTGTTGACAATATCGGTTTTATCTACTTTATCTCGCATATTTTGGATAAGAAGGTTTATTTCTCTATTACCGTTAATATCAATTTTATCAGCATTTAATCTAATACCACGTGGCCCCACATTCAAAGCTTGAGCCACTCCGTTATCATCATATCTGATTGTTGTTCCATCTGTAACGTTTTGAACAATCTCGTTTAATATATTTGAAAGTGTACGATTGGTTGCATTAAACTCTTCTTTAGTAGTTCTTAATTTGATTTCCTTACCATTTTGTATAATTTGAGAACCATAGCGAGTCAATGTTTTCCTCTGTGCATCTGTGCTTTCTTTGACCTTGTTGTCTGTATAAACATTAGCTTTCTTTTCAGCGTTTCTAGCCTTTAGTTCTGCGTTTTGTTTTGCCTCTTCAAGTTTAGCTTGAGCATCTTGTATAGCGCGTTGCTCTTCTTCCGAAATTTTACCATCAGCATACGCTTGCGATTCCTTCTCTTTAAGATCATCTTGAGCATCAATGTATGATTTTAAAGCTTCTTGCGCTTCTTGATTTGCTTGTTCAATACTTGCTTTAATCTCAGGATTATTGGACAAATCACTTAACTGGTCATCAGTATATTGTTTTTGTTCTTCCAATCCGTTTCGATATTCGTTTAACGTAACTTTATCTTTGATTTCACCTTTTAAAGTCGTTCTCTCAGCTTCAGCAGTATCTAAACGTTCAACAATACCGTCTTTGTCTGTTTTATAGTCCGATGTTTTTACATAGTCACGTAATTGTTCTTTTGTGGATTCTCTAGCTGCTTCAATAGCTGATTTAACAACATTAGGTTCTCCGACTAACTGCAAATCTTCATTCACCGTTAAACCAAATTTTGTTGCTATTATTTCCAACGCTTCTTTATATTTTTCATCAGTGTATTGTGACTGTAATAATTTAAATCTATCTGAAATGGCGATTTTGACATCTTCTACATCTGTATAAACATCTTGTAATTTCTTTCTATACTCAAGAAATAAAGTTTTTGTATCTACCAACCGACCAATCGTTGCAGTTTCGGGTGTCATAGATTCTAAATTATTTTTAATTTGATTATAAACATCAATCACAGCGTCTAAACTTGCTTGTAAGTCCGCTTTCAAATCATTATCTACTAAGTACTCGCTATTCAGTAATTCTGTAGCTTCTGACAAAAGACTAGCGTGTTGTATAGATAAATTAATAAAAATATTGTTTAATTCACTGAATAGCGCTTTCTCTCTTGTTATACCACCTAATTTTTCAACATCATTTGGTGTTGCTTCAATCCATCGACCATTCCAATATCTACGCAAGACAGCAACATCAGGGTTACTTGTATCATACCAAAGCGTATCATTGACTGGATTTTCTGGCGGTGTATCACTTTTATGAATTTTGCGTTCAAAGTATTCTAATTCACCATCTACAATATCTTTTACTATAGTATTGATATTGCTAATATTGTCGTTTAATTTTTGGTGTATTAGGTTTAATCGCTTGTTAAACTCTTCTCGTAATTCTGATTCTTTGAACTCTTTAGGTTGACCGAATGTATATGTGCTATTTTCTGAAATTATGTTATATTCTTCAGCAATAACTTCTGCCTCTACATACAATGGCGGGTTAAAATCTCTATGTTTTACTCTGACTGTATCGCCAATTGATATAATCTCGTGCGGATACGTAACTTCCAAATCAGTAGAAGTAATCTCATATGACATAACTGCCGACTTACGTTTATTTAACTCTGTTTTGGCTAAAGAACTTAATCGTGTTTCATTCATATTTTGATCATCTGATTGTGGTTCATATATCCCCCAAATATAGCGCATAGGTAGGTTGAATTGACTTTGCGCTTCGTCATCTGTCACAACTAGCTCTAAACGCTTCCCTTTGTCATTTTCAGGTCCCACAGCAATTAATGCTGTTTTGATTTCTGACATATCAATCTTCCTAGTTAACCCGACTAAATCTTTACCATATTCAATTTCTTTACCTTTGAATAAGCTGTTTTTCTTTTTGAGTACTACATATCTACCTTTGACGGTATTAGAGCTAAGCTCAATATAAAAATCTAAAACCATTTTATAGGTTGTACATAATTGCTTTAAAACTTCATATCTAGTTTGATAAGAAGTCCATGACGTAGTACGTAAGCCATCGTATTCGGTTTGTTCAGAAACTTCCCAACCTGTATCGCTCAACACATCTTTCAATGCTTCTGAAGTTGTCTTTTTCTCAAATTTTCCTGGTGCATACGGTTTAGCTGTTGTTATATCAGCAAGATAAGACGCTATACATTCTATCTCTGTGTAGCCGTCCATCGTATCTTGAACCCAGTTAATAATAAATTCACGCCATTGTTTGTTTGAATCCCTTATAATAACACGATGTCGTTTACGGAACTTTTCAGCTCTTTCTGATGATATGAGCAGTTCAAGCATTTCTGAATTGTCATTAACATTACGTTTATGAATCGCTCTAACTAAGGAAGGGTCATCAGTAGAAAGGAAATCTATAATCTTGTCGTTAAAATCTAAAACATGTATCACACTCTCATCTCCTTTCTATAAATATCTATCTTGCCATTTAACCGTCGTATCAAAGACGTTTTCAGGTTGTATGATTAATTCACTGTACCCAGAATCAACATTGAAATAATTACTTCCAAACGATTTCTCGCTCAACATTGGTTCCTCATTGATGACAACACTTTTTGCTTGCATATCTATTTTCACTAAATCACCTTTTTGTATAATGACATCCCTTGCGCCTTTCGGTTTCGGTAGAATCTCCGTATTGAATGAACCTAATCCATTCATCTCCATCCACTTATAACCGTTATACTTCGCACTATAGATAGCTATGATAGAAGCTGGACGCTGATAAAACTTACCGCCATCTATCCACTCTTTCTCATCCATATCAATAGGTTTACGTCTATCTGGGTCTTTAATGTGATCAAATTTCCAAGTTTTAATAGAAAATTTATTACCTACTCTTCTGAGCCGCATATAAACAACGATTCTGTCCAAGTTATACATTATCGGTTTATTCTGATAGTCGTATATCTTTTTGGGGTCTCCTTTTTGGTTATACAACGTAACAACAATATGTCCTATTTTTCTATCATGATATTTATTTTCATAACCAATAGAAGCAAGTAACTTACCATCACTATCATAAATATGTTGTGCTGTTCTTCCGGCACCTTTACCTTTTTGTTCAACAATACATTTATAGGTAATTTGAAAATCTGTCATCGCTTTAGGGAGCCCTCGTTTCGTGCCAGCACCAACCCAACCTTTTGCATCAGGAAAATTAGTTGCTTTATATCCTTCGCCAAGATTGGATATCACAAAATCACCGCCGACCTTACCTCCTAAATCATTACTTGGAATATCTTCAGTAATCATCTTAGTCCAACCTTTGAAATCACGAAACTCACTATGATAAACAGGAGGCATGTAATCCTTAACTTCTTTGGTTACCTCATCATCACCAACCATAAAATAATCTTCATCATTTTTAGTGATCATAAAGTAACTAGATGATTTAATTGCTCGGGCTTCAACAATTAAAGGAGTGTCAGCAGTCCCACTATTTACAACTGAAACTTGGTCTGAAATCGCAGTATTTTTATTTCCTGTTACTGAATATTTGTAAGGGTCTGTTAGTACTACTTTTATAGTGAACTTCACTGAACCTCTTGGGTTTTTCGGTAATTTTAATGGCCCATCAAAATATGCAAACCAATACCAATTTTTCGATTTGAACTTTAATTTTTTCGGTTTTAAATTGTCGATATCAAAAAATTTAACTAACTCTTCCAATATATCGTCATGCTTTTTTTGTCCACCTGGCGACAAGGCTTCATTTCTAATTATTAGAGGTAATTCGAATTCGATATCATTTAGATAACGAGCTTTAGCAATAGAACCTGCTCTACCTTTCACACTTTCCTTTTCAGTAACAAAATTAAAAGAGGGTATCTCAAACCCTCTTTGTACAACTAACCATTCAATGGTTTTATTGTCTATTTGAATTGTGTCTTGCATTAGATTATCGTACCCCCTCTTCTAAATTTAACCCTTGTAGCTTCATGACGCTCTCGCTTATCGATAGAATCGTTTACTTCATCATCGAACACATACTTATTAATAACTGGTTCATAATCCTTATCTGCAATAACTTGATTAGACTCAACCAAACTAACCAAACAATTAATAACCGCATCCAGTTTATTCTCCAATGTATGAATATAGTTTGTATCACTATTACTTATACTTGGATTTGGTAGATTGTTAGGTCTTTTGTTTTTAGATCGATTGTCAATATCATTAGCAGCTAAAGCTAATAATTTATGAGCTTCATTCGCTCTACTTGGATCAGTAGGAATTATCCACTCTGGATACCCTTCTTCTCCTAAGTGATACAATCCGTTGTAGACTTTGCCACCAGTAGCATATGCGTAATCACCCGCACGCTTAAATCCATCCCAACCGTAGCGTCTAACAATGTACTGCATTGCTGAAATACCTTGATGAACAGGATTGTTGAAGTTAGTATAACCAGACTTCGCATTAGCTCTAAATGTTGAACCGATAATTTGGAACAATCCTTTTGAAGGGTCACCCCTTCTTGCGTTAATATCCCAATTATTCACTGCGTTCGCTTGATAGTTACTTTCACGCTTTGCAACTCGCATCATTTGGTCGTGAATCCATTTACTCTTATAACGACCACCTAAGATATTTTGCGCTTGTCGAATTACTCTGCTGGCATACGTTGCACCACTACCGGAAGTAACTCCACCGCCACCTATTGATAATCTACCTTTTTTCTTGGCGTTTCTTAAATATGGTTCGGGGTCAAAATGGCGTCCATTTCTTCTCATTTCAAAATGTAAGTGCGGTCCTGTACTAAAACCTGTATTACCAGTTAAACCTACAACATCACCCGGTTTCACCATTGTGCCACTAGGTGGTGATTTGCTAAAGTTTTTCAAATGCGCAAATAGCATATCGATAACTCCACTAGTAATTTTTACATAATTACCATAACCACCAGACATAAATGGCATTCTTGTAAGTCTGCCACCCATCGGTGTTCTAACTTCTTGATATACAAATGGAAAATCGACACCTTCATGAAATGGTCTTCCAGTTGCAGCTGTATAAGCTCCGGTACGTCCATAATGATAATTAATTTTATCAGGGTCTAATATTCCGCCGACTAAATCGCCACCGCCCATTGCTTCTAAATTCTCTTTTATCCAATCAGTAGCACTTTTCTTAATCTTAGACCATGCAGCTTTTGTTATGTCGCCTGCAATTCCCATACCTTTAGTTAATGAATTGAAATCAATTCCAAAAGCTTCAAGTATATAATTTAAAAGTTTGCCTGGATTTTCCATAAAATCTAAAACATCGCCAACTTTATCGCCAAGCCATTTGGTACCTTTACCTATTTGATCTTTTGTCCAGTTAAATGCCGATGATGCACCGGATTTAATATCTTTCCACATAGTACCTAAACTAAATCTTGGAAGCGTTCCGTTTAACATTGAATAAGTTTGTGCACCGTTGTATACTTTTGAGCCTTTAGGTAAATAAGCGGTAGTATCTGTATTAGGTGTGATTACACGTTTACCATTAGGGAATTCAATCATTTCATTTCTAAAACCATTGGGACCATTACCGCGTCCTTTATCTCCAACTGTAGCGAATGTATCACGTGCAATCTTACCGTTTTTAACTAACCTTGTAGTAGTATGTGTGTGCTCTGTACCAGTGTGTAACTTCGGTATTTTGTCCATACCCAACTTACCACCTACCCAGTTTAAACCTTCAATCAGTTTATTAAGACCCTTTTTAATAGCACTTACCATGCCGCCGATATGGTCTTTGATTTTACCAATGATAGATTTTAAACCGTCACGCATATTTCCAAAGATACTACGTACTTTGTCCCACAAACGACCAGCTATACCTACTGTATTATCTTTGATAGAATTCCAGATGTTTGTCATCCAATTTCTTAATTTTGTAAATATATCTTTCGTCGCATTCCATAAACTTGTGAATTTAGATCTCACACCAGTAAATAAAGAATGTGCTTTATCAACTGTATTACTCTTGATATTATTCCATGTGTTAGATAGCCAATTTTTCATATTTGTAAAAATTGATTTAACACTATTGTATAAGAAACCAAAAATACTTTTCGTTGCATTCCAAATTGCCGATAACGATTTACTAAATATACTTTTTATTACGTCCCAAATTCCTGCTATTAATCCTTTGAGCAATCCGCCGAAGTATCTAACAACACCTAGAATTTTACCTACAAACCATAGTTGTATTAAATTCCAAATTAACTGTACAGTACCTTTTACTATCATTACGATACCGTCCCAAACACCTTTCCAATTTCCTGTGAAAAGGCTAGAGAACACTTTGATAATACCTAAGATAATGTTAATGGCGCCTTGTATTACACCTTTTATATTCTCCCAAGTGCTGATAATCAAAGCTTTAACCGCCGGCCAAATAAATTGCATCACTTGCCAAATCGCAAACATGATTGGTTTGATAATGAAGTTGAAAATAAATTCAAAAGTTGCTTTAATAAAACCAGCTATATTTTGCAAAGCTTGTGTTATTTCTGAGCCATTTTCTTTCCAGAAAGAGGCTAATTGACCGCCTATCTCTTTGGCGAAACCAACGATTACATCAACTACTTTAAAGAAAGTTGTCCTAATCGTATTAACTACATTTTGTATTCCTGCTACAGTTTCGGGCGGGAATATCTTTTCGAGAGTGAGCGCGCCTTTACTATCACCTTTGAATAAATCAAAGAAACCTTGTAATGCTAGTTTAGCTGCTTTAAATGCGTTTGCTACACCAGAGATTGCCTGATTTACAATATTTCTAAAAGTTTCTGAACGTTTATAAGCTTGATAGAAAGCTATACCAATACCAACTAATGCACCTATAATTAATGTTATAGGTAACGTTAAACTGGATATCGACATACCTAAAATCGGAAATAGTTTAACAAGTGATGCGATTTTAGTTCTTAAAAACGCGAATATACCAACAGCTTTATTAACGTTTATTAACAAGGGGCCTAAAACTGTCATTGCATTCCCCATCACGCTGATAAATAAACCGAACATAAAAACTAAAGGACCTAAAACTGCTGCAAATAATCCAAACCCAACAATAGCTAATTGGATTGATGTTGGTAATTTAGTAACCCATGTCACTACTTTGCTAAAAGCACTTACTATAATCTGTAGTGCTGGTTCTATTCTGTCATAAATCGTTAAGGCTAGTTCTTCTAATTGCGACCTTAAAGTTCTTAATTTCCCACCTAAACCAGACTCCATTGTCTCAGCCATCCTTTTAGATGCGCCGCTAGATGAGTCTATAGATTTGGTTAACTTTTGATAGTCTTCATCAGAAGCATTTATAATCGCTAATGCTCCCGACATCGCTTCTTTACCAAATATTGTAGCGGCAGAACTAGCTTGTTGGTCTTTTGAAAGATGTTTGAATTTCTCCCTCAGTTGATCTAAGAGCTTTCGCATAGGAATCATTTCGCCGTTACTGTCTGTAATAGATATTCCTAAACGCTCCATTTCATTCCCCATAGCTCTAGTCGGACTTGAAAGGTTGGTAAACATTGTTCGTAAAGCTGTACCTGCTTTCTCACCTTTGATACCAGCATTACTCATTAAACCTATCGCAATAGATGTATCTTCAATCGTGTAACCTAACGCACCTGCTACAGGAGCAACATATTTAAAAGCTTCTCCGAGCCCTCTAACATCCGTATTTGCTTTTGAGCTAGTTTGTGCTAAAACATCTGCGAAATGACCACTATCTTTTGCTTTTAAACCAAATGCAGTAAGTCCGTCAGTGACAATATCACTAACTGCGCCTAAATCTTCGCCTGATGCTGCCGCTAAATCCATAACACCACTTAAACCTTCCATCATTTGCTTAGAATCCCAACCAGCAAGTGCCATGTAATTCAATGCTTCAGCAGAATCTGATGCGCTAAATTTTGTAGTCGCTCCCATTTCTCGCGCTTTTTTCTTTAAAGCCTCAAACTCTTCGCCTGTAGCACCTGAAGTTGCTTTAACTTTTCTCATACTGTCATCAAATTCAATACCTTTTTTAGCAGCAACAGCAAACCCAGCAACAACCGGTGCGGTTACATACATAGTCATGTTACGGCCTACATTTTTCATACTGTTACCAATTTCTTGAAGTTTAGGACCAAAATTATTAAAGTTATTTCCGAGTTTACCCATCGCACTGTTTAACGCTTTTTGTTCTCTTTGCATGTCTTTTAATTCTTGTGTGGCTTGGTTTAACTCTCGTTCATATTGGTTTAATTTAGCGTAAGCTTCATTGTATTTAGCAGCCGCAGCTTGTGTCTTTGCACTGTTTTCACCAGTTTCTTTACTAAGTTTGTCATAACTATCTTTCAGCTCTTTAGTAATCTGGGCTTGAACTTTTTGTTTTTTACTCAAACCTTCGACTTTTATCTTCGACTTTTCTAATGAATTATCATATCTAGAAAATTGTGATAAATTAGCCGAAAGCTCACGCGAAACCATTTTCATTTGCCTATTTAAACCTGTCACACCTCTATTGAATCCAGAACCATCTAAATCAACCTTTATAACCATATTACCTATAGGATTAGGCATTTAAAAACCTCCTTTCTTCCAAGATGTAAATAAAAAATCAACCTTTAAAGGCTGATTAAAAAATATCTTTAAAACTTTTCGCAGTTCGCTTTGTTTCAATCTTCGATTCGACAATGTCTAAAAAGAAGTGTATCGGCATATTTGCCACTTTTTCTGCATCCATACCATTTTCTATCAAATCTTTAGCTATTTTCCTGTAATTGTTATAGACAGCTTCAGGTGTTAAATCTTCTTTTCTTACTTCTGATTCTCTGTCACGAACTTTTTTGTACCACTAGGTTCCCCGCCTGTGATACGTCCAATTAACTGTCCAATCTTTTCAATACCTTCTTGACCATTTGGCAATCCTTTTTGAAGTTCTATACTAGTGAATTGATTGTCAAAAGCTTCAACAATGAAATCCAAAACTTCTTCTAGCACTTCCATTTGTAAAGCCATGTTGTCTTCGATTTCTTCTTGTTTATTTTTGTATTCTTCTTGTTCTGTCACGCTTAAGTTATTAAATTCTTCTTCTGTTAACTCTTTAAAATCAGAACCCTTAAACGCTTTGTTAAGTTTTAAACCTAATTTTGAACCTTGAATTGTTTCAAACAAAGTAATAATTGGTTTTGCTAAATATTTTTGATATTGAGGCTTTCCTGTTTTTGTAAATCCTGTAATTAATTCAATTGATGTACGTTCCATTATTAATTTCCTACTTTCTTTTTTAGTTTGGCCAAAATAAAAAGAGGGCGTTAAGCCCTCACGTTTACATTTCTAAATTAGATTGTACTGTAACTTGCACTGTGTCGGTCTTCTTGCCTGAAGTCGCAGTAACGGTTGCGCTACCTTCCGCTAAACCTTTAACAAGCCCTGATGACGAAACGCTAGCATACGTTTGTCCTTCAGTTACTGCATAAGTCACTTTCTGTCCAGATGGTTCAGTTGTAGCTGAAAGTTGTTTTGTTTCATCAACTTTTACCGTAACTTGTTCATCGCTTATGTTTACAGATTTTACTTCAACTTTTTCAGTTTTTTTCATTTCTTTTTCTACAGATTCTGTAGTTTGTTCACCACGACTAGACATGAATTCATCATAAGTTTTACCAAATGTCTCCATGAATACATAGTCACGACCTGTAGTGCTTCCTTTTGCATCATAACCAGTGACATGTGAACTTTCATCAAACAAACGATCAATAAAGTTACCTTCTACATCGTCATTTTGGAATTCAACCTTATCTTGTTTTGTTTGACCTTTGATGCTTGAACGTGTGAATTTACCTTTGAATAGACCAACCCATTCAGAAGACTCATCATGATTACGTCTTTCGAACACAATTGCTACATCTGGTGGAATATCCTTAGCTCCATATTTATAACCGCCTGTACCTTTTTTAGCACCATTCAAGAATGCTTTATCGTCAGCAGGAACAGTAACAAATGTTGTTTTAACACTCAATTTACCATTAGATACAGCAGTTGCAGCAACCATATCATCTCCGTAATCTTCTTCAGTATCTTGTGGTCTATCTACTTCAATCTCTTTTAAAAATCGAATTCGTGTCCCAGCGCCTGTTTCCCATTCTTTTTCAGTATCTTTTAAAATCGGCGCATAATAAAAATTAGATACACCAATCGCAATACCTGAAACGCCAGTATCCGCAAAGTGTTGTAAGTTTAATTTTAAAAATCTTGGTGCTTGTTTCAATTTTTCAATCATTTAATTTTCCTCCAATTTCATTGATAAAATCGAGCCTTTTGCTCTTATAATATGTCTGAATGACATGACGTCACTTTCGTATAACGGTTCTCTATAGTAACTTTGAAAATTCGCTTTCTTTAGCGACTCTACTATTTTTTCAGCCTGTTCATTCGGTTCATCCTCAGACCACCAAATATCAATTTGATAATTATACTCCCTAGTAAATTCACTATCATCAGCGTATTCATCAGGGTTAAATGGTAGTGGGTATATCCGCACAATTGGCTTATTGGTTTTTTCGTGAAAATGGTCATCTACTGTATAGTTAAATACATGTGATTCTTCTGTAACATTTTCTTTAATAATTGTATTTCTAATCAAATTAGTAATGTTAATCATTTTTGCAACCTCTTTGCAGTAGCAATCATTGTTTTTAAAACTTTATCTTTACCCTGTTTCTCAGTTTTGGTTATGAATAGTTGCGGACTTTGGTACATCGTTCCGAACTCTGTTGCATGAATACGATGAGAAACACCTTTTGTATAACCTACTGTAACTATTTTCTCGCTTGAGTCTCTATCTGTTTTCACATTAGAGACACCTATATGTTCGCGAGCGTGTTTTTTGGTGTCAGCGAAAGGTGTATTACTTTTTAAAAGTGGGACTAATGACATAGCCCCAGCTTTAATAATCGCATTGCCGTTCAGATTCATTTTTAAAACTGCATTCTTTAAACCCTGTTCAATGGTGTTTTCCTCAATTTTAGCTCCCACTATATAACCACCTCACCATACACACGTAGATAAGATTTATCTTGATAATCCGATTTAACATACTTAATGTTATATCTTTGGCTTTCGTGCGTAATGTAATGTTTGTTTGAGGGTTTATAATCGCCTCTAGGATCTCTGATAATAATAGTTTTTATAAATTTACTACCTGTATTCAAGTTGGTCTGTGTATCAGATTCTTTAGCTTCTCGTATACATGCATAACATGAATATAAAACTTTCGACTTTGGTTTTGCTGGATTACCATTTACTCGTTCGCTGATATCTTGGCAAAAATCGACACGCTCAGTTAATTTGTTTGAATTAAATTTCATCTTCTTCACTCTCCAAATATCGTTCAAATGAATCTCTCAACTTATGAACAGTACTTAAAACCATATGAGGTGCAAGTGATAAATTTCTATCCTGATAAGCGATACGATTTTCAAAATAATAATTAGCCAAAGGGTATACAGCACGAGTAAAAAGAGGGTTACTTTTAAACCAGTCTTCGTATTCAATATAATCATCTGTAACAGCACTGACTATTTCATAAAAAGCCCAACTATAATAGGTTTCTAGTAATTTATCTTCAGAGTTATGATCTATTTTGCAATGCATTTTTAGTAACTTTAGTTCAGTGGTTGTCAATTGCATCAAATCACCTATTCTTCTTTGACACGTTCTAGTATTACACCGTGTTCTTTCAGCTTTTTGTTGACATAATCAGCACGCTTTACTGTCATTTCAACATGTTTACCGCTTTCCAGATATTCCCCTTTTTCTAAGTCAGTATAAGATTTCTTTACTTTGAACATCGCCATAAGCTTTCACCTCTTTATATATTTTTTAATAGGTACTTACGCTTCTAAACTAACGTCTCCAACATTTTTCGTATCTTCATAATTAATAACAATTGCAGATTTTTCATCTAAGATACGGCAATCTTGACGTACAGCTACCATTAAACATTCACCGAAATGCATGTAATCTGTCCAGCCAGCTTGATATTGTGAACAGTCAAACAATACAATTGCATCTTTTAGATTACCGAAAATCAATGTCTCGTTTGCTTTTTCTCCTAACATTTCATCTGGTAAGATTTCAACTTTAGCACCTAGTAAACGTTGTTGCGTTTTTTCTTTAACATCTGGTTGAATTAAGTAATTTCCGTTTTTGTCTTTCATCTTATCTAACTTAGCAAACATTGTTTGAGATACAATAGCAATATTGTGCTCGTAATTTGGTTTGATGTTAAGGTTAACAGCATCTTTCAACCCGTCGATACCTTTTGCAGCAACTTTTTCTAATTTTAATTGCTTGCCACCTTCTCCTTGAGAACCATTTTTCAACACATCAATAATTGCTTGATTACGCGTTGCAGCAATTGTGCGCGCCATCCATAATTTCAATTCTTGTAGTACATTAACTTTGCTATCTTCAATAGATTCACGTGAAATACGGAAGTAACCACGATGCGTTTTAATGTCATAAACCAATTGATAAAACGGTTTAACCGCTAATTCTGGGTTTTCAGCTAATTCTTCAACTTCAGGAAGTGCAGCAACAGATGATTGACGTACAACTGGATACTTACCTGAACCGCTAGGTGCTTTTTTAACTGTGACATACTTATCTAAATTAAATTCGACTTCTTTTAACGTAAGGATATCTGTCACAATCTCTTCCGGAATTAATACGAAACCAGAATCCGTTTTCAAAGAACCGCCTTTAATAGTATTTTCATCACGAGTTTCAAGGTATTCTGAAAAGTCTCTAACTTCTTGTGATGTTACTTTTGTATTTTGAATCGAAATACCTAATTCGTTTATATTCGCTTGTTGTTGATAAGAACGCGCTTCGTTTACAACAACTGGTTGTGGGTCATCCTCTGAACCCCCGTCTTTTTCTTTTAATTTATCTAATTCTTCTTGCTTTTCTTGAATTTGAGAACGTAAATCAGTAATTTCTTGTTCTAATTCTTCTGCTCTTTCTAACTCATCGTTATTAAGCGCTCGCGTTGCATACTTAACTTTCAAATCAATTTGTCTTTTGATGTCTGAAATCTCAGATCGTAACTCTTCTTTTGTTTTCATTTAATTTCCTCCTAAAATTGGCATAAAAAATAGACATCGCTATATTCAGCATGTCCAATGGTTGTATTTGATAATGGTGTTCAACTTCACCAAATCTTATTTAATATTGAATGTTTCTTTAGTCTTAATTCTAATTCTTTTTTACGTTGCTCTTTTTTAATACTTTCAATACTACGTAATGCAGGTTTAACATCCGTATCTTTATACGCTGGATAAGTTACTACAGAGACATCTGTAAGTTTACGAATTGCTGTCAAAGTGCGTTTGTAGATGTTTTCTTGTTCATCAAAACGCATTTCATCGCCTTTGTCGTCAAGCATGAAACCAAACGAACATTGATTAATGTTACCTACGCGCATGTTCTCGTATAAATCACGCGCAAATGTTGTATTTGGCAACTTACAACGATATTTAAGTCCGACATCGTCAGTTTCGAGTTGCAAAGTACCTGACTTTGTCCTACCGATTATTTGCGACGGGATATGATCTACTAAACAACGTACATCAGATAAATCAGTGTTTTCTAAAGCGCGACGCGAAATCGTTTCTTTAAAGCCACCAAGATTTTCAGACCAAGTGTCGAACTTTAAGGCATATCCCTCGATGACCATTTCATTATCATCGTTTGAACGTACTTCAATAATGTTACCAACTCTCGTTTCCTTACTCATTTTCCTCACCTCCTCTTTAGAAGAATGTTGCTCAAAATAATCATGTATGCGTTGTTTGAATATTTCTTTATTAGGCCTGCTGTCATCTTTTTCAAGGCGATTCAAACATTCCTCTTCCGTCGCTTCAACCTCTTCAATATCATAGTCACAATTTTCAAGTTGACGATTTAACGAGTCAGTCATATTGCACGTCAAAAGGTAAAAATTTTCAAAATCTTTATTTGTTTGAGAATCATTTATAAATATTTTTCTGAAACCAGCGATTATATGTTTAGCATTTTCATTATGATCATGAATATCTAAATGAGTAATAGCACGTTGCACCAAATCCCAATCAAACACTACATCCTTGTCTGATAATCTCTTTTGAACCATTGTTGATTTGCCAGCACAAGGCGGACCTTTGATCACAATTAATTTAGCCATTTTCATCATCACCTTTCAGCTTATTATCAATGCGTTTTGATTTATTCATTTGATATTCATCCACCAGCGCAATATTCACATGATTCAAATCAACCCTGTGAATACTTCCGTAACCATCTGGAATCGGTGCCAAGCCATCTCTTTGTCTTATTTCATCAATATTCATTTTTCCTGAACCAATATTGATTTTATCGATTTCAGCTTGCGTTTTTTCATCAACCACACGTATTTCAGTGGTGTCAAATTTAAATTCACGGTTCACATCTTCGTGTTCGTTATTAAACTTGAAATTCAATTCCGCACAAACACAAGTGATATAAGGTTTTAACGTTGAGAGATAATCAAGGTTTGCGTCAGTGATACTCATATTCGAAGTTTCTATACCGAATTTATGCAAAGGAATACCAAACACACCTGCTATCTCTCTTGTAGATGATTTATTTTCTCTAATAAGCTTTAAAACTTCTGTATCAACCTCTAATTGGTCAAATGTCATAGATTCATCTAAAACAACGACTTTACCAGCTTGTTTTGTCCCGCTAAAAGCTTTGTGAAACTCCTCTCTTGCTCTATTTCTTGCAGTCTTATTTTCCAGAACGCCTTTCATCTTCAATATACCGCCCGCATGCGTACCGTTACGTAAGAAATTATTGAGGAAATCCTTGCCGTTATTATCAGATTCAATAGTCCTACTTAAAGTATCTAGTAGTGATAAACCGTTTATACCGTCTAAGGAATAAAATTTAACATCTAGCATGTCACTGAATTTAATATTACGTTGAATTCTTCTACCGTTATCATCTACTCTTTGGTGAAAATAATAAGGTTGCCCTCTTCTGTCTGACTTCAATTCAACTTCTGAGGTTTTCCTAAACGTTAAATTTGTTGGTTTACCGATTTTATCGCGAGCAATCTCGACATATCCATGTGAAGTTAATAATGCGCTGGCAAATACAACTAACTTGAAAATATAACCGTTATACATCGGATTAGGACGATTGTTCAATAGGTTTACAATCTTATTGCCATAATCAATTTGTCCATTCGATATTAACCTAATTGGCATACGTGCTAAATCAGATGCAATCATCATAACTGCAGTAAATATATCGCTATGTTTAATAGCTTCTATACCCTCATATTCGCGTAGTTTTGTTCCTTGAAAGCCAGGTAACGTTTGTACCATCATTTGCAAATCTTCTTCGTTGTATTTTAAATCACGCATTTCAGTTTTATAAAAAATACCCAAGATCAATGCCTCCTTTCTTGATTGCTTTCATGGTTTAATATCAATGAAATAACTATTAAAATAATGCCAGTTGCTAGCAATCCCATGTTCTGACTAAAAGTTTTATATATAGAGATATTCACAATACATAATCCTAATAAAAAAAGGATGCTAACTAAATTAGCAACCAATAAATGAAAGACATCAGTTATTTTATTTAAATTCATACTGTCACCACCTTTAAAACCCAAACTCTTCACTTTCGTATATTTTTGTCCAATCTTCTTGGAACTCATGCATTCTTGCTTCAGTAAAAGCAGTTATTATCGAAATAATAGGGTCTATTTTCTGTCTATTAATTTTCTTATTGATTTTTACATTATCCTCTCCATCTCGAATCAAAATAGCGTTATTGACTGCTGTTGTAAGTAATGTATTATCACTATGTTGTATTCTTTTGTCTGCAACCCACATTCTAAATTCTTTGATCGATTGCGATAACGCTTTAAAACTCTGTCCCACTTCAATAAGCGGCCAATCTAAATGCATAGATTCAATGGTTGTAACAAAACTTTGAGCATTCCACGGGTCATAACAGACGGCTTTTACGTTTAAATCATGCGTTTCTATAAAATCAATAATGAATTCTATAACTTGTTTATAATCTATCATTCCGCTTTCTGAGCGAGTTGTTTCTGCTTCGCCTTTTTCAATCACTAAATTATAATTTATTTTATCTCTTTTAATCTTCTGTTCTAAATTAGTTCTTAAACCTATAAAAGAATGACTATCTAAAAACACACTTTTATTATCAGTAGGGAAAATAAAACCTACAGAGGTTAAGTCGTCCAGCCTTGATAAATCGACTCCTATATAAACATCTTTACCTTTGATATCAGGTGTATTTGTTACTGCTTGTTCCCAATCTGTTATGTCAAGAAGACTATCTTCTCTTTGTGCTTGCCACAGATTAAAATTTTTAATTAATATTTTGTGATACGACGTACCTTTTTCTAATTCATCTTGTATATCAGACTTAATATTTTGTAGAATTGTTTTTCTATGCTCTTTCGATTCCAAAAGTGGCATGGCTTTTATCCACTTCGCTTCATCTTGAACCTCGTCTTGCGAATCCATTTCAGCACAATATACAAAATAATTATCAGCTTTAACTTTACCTTCTAAAATACGTCTAATATATTTGTACTCTTGATACATTTGACTGTTCAAATTATCCCCAGCTGTTGAAACAAGCAATGTCAAAGGGTTCTTTTGCAATGTCATACCCGTTTTAAACCTTGAATACATTTCATCGTCTGGCATACTTGCTAATTCATCTAAAATAGCAACTGTAGGGTCTTTACCATCAACCGCATCTGGGTTATTGGACAGAGGCGCAAACACCGAACTACTTAATACATCTTCAATGTCCGTCTTTCTTACGTCTGTTTTTTCACGGATAAGCTTACTTTTACTACGCATTAGGTTTACTTGTTGACTTGCCATCTTGAATATTGTTTGTGCTTGTTTATAAGTTGATGAAGCTACATAAATCTGTCTGTTGAACTTAGGGTATTGTCCGAAAAGTAATTCGTTTACAGACATACCAGATACAATCAAAGATTTACCTTGTTTTCTAGCCATACTTATGTAAGCTTTAGTAAACATCCTGTACTGACCTCTACGCCAGCCGTACAAACTACCAACAATAAACTTTTGAAATTCCATCAGTGGCATAGGTTCGTTTGTTTTGGGATCTGGTAGCATTTCGACAAATTCAATCGCTTTATTAGCCAAACGATTGTCCCAATAACAACCATTCGGCGGATTCTTTATAAAAGAAAGGTGACGTTTACACACTTGTATGTTTTTCTTACTTGCTAATATTTCACCTGAAACCACCTTTTTTGCATATTGAGTAACATAATCTATCATTAGTCATCACTCGCAAATTTCATATACGGGTCATCGTCTTCTTTTTCTTCAGGAACCATAATACGCAATCGACTATCGATAGTTAAACCTAAAGTATTAGCTGTTTGTTGCATTCGAATACCCGCTTTTTCTTTAACGTTGAACGCTGGATTGACCTTTTTGTTTCCTCTGTCGTCTTCTAACATCAAGTCTTCACGTTCTAAAATTAAACTTGCTTTAACAAAATCGCTATAAAAGCTACAATATTGTGCTAATTGCGCTTTATCTAGGTTTGAAATTGGCAATTCTTGCATGTGCGGTACAATTCTTAGGTATTCTTGTTTCGCTACTTCATCTAAAAAGTGTGGTGGTTCAGTATCAATTTTAGAAAATTTATTTAATTGAGCTTCTTGACGCTCTTTTTCAATAATTTCTTCTTTTGTATAATTCTTATTCGAATTTGACAAAAGCTTCTTCGGTCTACCCGCCATAAATTAGCACCTCCTATTAAAAAACTTAAATAAAGGGAATTCTTCGTTAGTATATATGGGCATCGTTTCGCGAGGCTATTATTACCACCCCCGTTATTTGATGCGGGGGACTTCCCTTCGTTCCTTTTTCGTCTTTTTGTTGTGACATTCAAAGCACAAAGGCTGCAAGTTTTCCTTTTCCAACCGTTTTGACCAATCAACTTTTGTTGGAATAATATGGTCAACCATTTGCGCTTGTCGTCCACACAATCTACAAATATAATCATTTTCCATCAGTACGATTCCACGCAATCTCTTCCATTGACTTGAGTTATAAAATCTTACATACTCTGGATCGTTTCTACGTCTCACATCATTGTAATTATCATTTACATATCGTTTGTGTTTATCACAATAACTTTCATTATGATTAATCAATGTGTTACATGTTGGATGACTACATCGTTTCATGATAGACAATGTACATCACTCCTTGTTCACTTTCTTAACATCTTGCATATTCACCTGTCTATCGTCTTCATCATTGCTAATTAATAACAAGTTTCCTATTACTCCATCGACATAATACTCACTACCATGTAACAATACTTTGTCGCCTTGCTTTATACCATTGTCCACATCGATAGATTGATTAGGTTTGTTCATCATAATAGCGTTAACACTATGACCAGCTATCGCATCTAAGTTAATACCTAGCACGTTAGCTAGGTTAGCTATATTCCATAACGATTCGCTAAGTTCGTTTATCATAATTCCTTTATCTATCGGCACATTACAAAACATATGTTGTTTAATTAGATCTGTGACATTACCTGTAGATTGAGATAATCCTAGACCGTAACAAGTAATAGATTCATTTAAATTCAATTCATCATTGTGTGTACGTGTAGCTATCTCTTGGTACTTTGATATCTCCATTCTCCACCTCTTGTTTATAAAAATAAAAACCCTCACTTAATGTGAGAGTTCAAAAGAAATATAAATGTTTTGCTACACAGCAATTATAATAAAAAACAATATGTAGCATCAAAATTAGTCCGAACTGTACGATGTGTCCGAACTGTACGATGTGTCCGAACTGTACGATGTGTCCGAACTGTACGATGTGTCCGAACTGTCGGTTTCTTGTTGCAAGTTATAAAGTATATTTACTATATCTTTTACTCTAGAATAAAAATTGTCTCTGCCTATATCAAGAATGCTCATGATCCTATTATGGCTTTCTCGTTGTTTTAACATTTGTAAAATATGATAATCTTTTTCATTCGTGATGTATTCTTCATATTCATCAATGAACGCTATCTTCTTAATCAAGTAATCGTACTTTCTAAGCGCTTTGTTTTTGTTTATAACTTTCACTAACACTTTATTGCTAGTCGTGCCTTTAGCTTTTGGCATCGCAGATTGATAACCATATTGTGCAATTGATGTACTTTCGTTATCGTAGACTTTACTGTCTATTATGTTCTTCATCCACTTGTAGTTATCTATCATTTCACGTATTTCTTTCCTGTTATACATGCAATACCTCCGATAATATAAATTACTTTTTAATATCGTTATTTATTCGCTTCAATTCAATCCTGTATTCTTCTAACCCGTTGTATCCCTTAGTTTTAACTACTTCATCAAGTAGATAATCATTCATATATCTGAGTGCTTGTATCTCTCTTGCACGATCACTATTAATACTGATACAAACTAATAGCAATATAGCAAATACAATAGTCATAGTAATCCACATCATTTAAATCTCCTCTTGTTTAAATTAATAATAATTCTTTCTTTTATCGAAGTTCTGTTTATTTTAAACTTTTGACTAAACTGTTCTTCAAATTTATCAAGATAAAGATTATAATCGTTTATTTTTCGTCGGTACTCTGAAGTGATAAAACTATCAATATGATTATAAGCTCTATTTTCATTCATTTTATTAATTATATTTTTTAAATAAGATATATCTTTTTGATATTCATTTATAATAGCAATTGTTTCCATAACAAAAGAAGGATTAAAAAAATCTGATTTGTACTAAATTCATTGTTGAAACTCATCTTAAAATCTTCCATTGCCTTAACTCTATTTGATAAATTAATCATTTGTCTAAATCCAATAACATTTTCATACGCTTTTTTACTTTGCTTATCTAAATTATTAAAGACTTCAATATCAAAAAAATCTAAAAATTCATGCTGTTCTGTTGGAATAATATAAGCTCCAATCATCTTTTTAGCCTTTTTAAAACAATCTAAATATATCGGATATATTTGTTCTAAATTGATTTTTTTACGTTGTAAGTTAGAATCTGTAAAATACCTAAAAATCTCTTTAACTGAATAAAGCACAACACCTCCTGCTAAAGTATATATGCTTCCTATTATTTGCTCGTTCATTTTTATCTACCTCTTTATAATATTTTCTGAAAAGGAATCTATAATTTTATACATACCAAAAATTCCTAATGCATTTATTATCACTCCATCATCAATAATATATATGGATATTAAGAAAGCAAACAGCAAAACGATCAAATCATAAATAAATATTCTCATTATTCACTCACCTCCGCTCGAAAGACGTAATCACTCGGCGCCTCTACATCATCATTAGCCGTCATCATAATATATACTTGCTCAGTTACATACTTACCTAACTCATACATCGCTAGTAAGAATAATAGTCTTAATATTTGTTTAACCATCATTTACCTACCTTCTTCACTTCGTATAAGACTGGATATAAATTTAAAAAGTGTATTCTATAACCAATCGTTTTAACTTTTACTTTATCGCCTACTTTTAACCTAGCTTGTATGTCTGCGCTATCAAATTTCTTTTTGAATAATAAGTCAGAGTTTTCAATGACTTGCTTGTTGTCTAATACAATATAGAACTTGTCTTCTTTATCTTGTCTCTTGTTATATTTATCTGTAATTGTCCCTTGATGTACTTCTTTGTTTTGGTAACTAGCCACTGTATAGATAGGCGATATGACAACAAGCATCAGTGCGATTACGCCGAATAATCGCAGTATTCCAGCAATAAAGATATCGAACCAATCCATATTTTTAAGTTTTTTAATCATCATTGCCATCTCCAGTATCAATTAAACTAGGCATCATTCTTAACATAGCCCTTAATTCATGTTCATTCATATTAGCCATCATAGGACTGTAAAATTCACTGTCTTTATCATTAATTTCTTTAATGAAATCATCTTCAATCTTAGCTTTTTCTTCAGGTGTTTTATTTTTATATTTCTTGATTATTTCAGTGTACTTTTTCGGGAATTTCATTTTAGGTATGTTAATCATCGTCTGCCTCCTCGACATGTTAATTTATCGATAATTTGTATAGCTTGTTTTAATGCGTCTCTTTTTTCTTCGATATCTCTATTATCGCCATCTTCATCAGCTGACATTAACTCACTGTCATATTCATATAATAGTTCTGATATTTCATTACTAGCTACTACTAATAAGTTTTCATCTACATCAATCGTTACCGTTTTCTTTGGCATCTCCATCTCTCCTTATCTTAACTTGTGCCTCGTATTTGCGCTCAGCTTCTTCTTTACTCTCTGCCTCAACAACTGTAAACGTCTGATTATCTCTAGCAGTAGTAAAATGTTCATGTGGTTGTCCTGTTGAATCTTTGAATGTTGTGACTAAGTATTGTGTCACTTCTCATCACTCCTATTTATTTGATTTCAAAATCAACTTCTATTGGAATAACAACGATTTTATAACCTTCATACGATCTTTTGAGTTCATCAAATATTTGGCGCAAACCAATAACATTCATATTTTTACCCTGTAAAATAAATATCTCCTTGTTCCAACCACGATATATAATTTTAGTGCGTTCTCTCACTTCCCCAAAACCTCCTTGACTCGATCTAAGATGTCTTTACACGTATCCTTTTCCTGCGTCTGCTGTTCCATCTTGTCTTTCATGATTCCTTTTCATTTTCTTTTTGTATGCGTCAATGAGTTGGTCGATAGAATAGTAAGTATTGGCGTACAAAAACGGCATTATTAAAACTTGTACAATGCTATTATCAATACCTTTTACAAATTGTTCTGTTAGTGTATGCATTACATGAACAAAATAAACTGAATGTAGTTTAGGTAAAGTAACTTCATTTTCAATCAAATCAACCATAACCTCAGTAGTTTCTTCCAAATCTTCTTCATCAACAATAGTCAAAGTTAATTGCAAACTGAAAGCTAAGTAATCAGCAATCTCATCTAATTGTGTATCTAGTGGCTTACCTGGTTGTTTCTTCCAATTTTTAAAAAACTCAAGTGTGTTAATCCACTCTACAAATTCAATAATCATACTAGCTACTGTGTCATTTAAATTTCTAGTTGGTATTCTATCGTCGAACTTCTTTTGTATTTGTAATAACTCTTGTAACTGATCAATTGTTAATGTGTTAGTCATTTTCCTGCTCCTCCTCATATTTATAGACCACTTGACCTGCCATAATCCCTACTGCTTCATCAAGACCAATATCTTCTTTGAGTGCATCTTGCATAGCATTAGGTAAACCCTCAAGTATTTCATCAAACGCTTGCGCTTTCTTATACACGTCTTCAACCTCTTTTAGTAATCCCTCTGTGTCATTACCGTTATAGGCACTAGCACTGATAATTGATTGTTCAATTTGTTCGCGGTTATTCATCATTTCCATCTCCTCTAAAATAAAGTTGGTTGCTTCTGCTCCTCGTATTCCAAACCATGTTGCTTTATATATGTTTCAAGCTCTTTCGATGTATCAAATGTCTTTTTCACGCCTTGCCAACCTGGCACGATATGCCCGTGAAAGTAATAAGTGCCATTTACTACATGGATATGTGCCACTCGTTCGTTATCCTGATACAGATATCTCTTAGATCCGAAAAATTGGTTTAAGTATTCTTTACATGCGCTATCGGTTTTAGGCATTTATGCTTCCTGCCATTTCTTAAACATTTGGTTATAAGTAGTATCAAACCAGTACGGATCACGTGAATGTTTCTGTGGTACATTAAACAAATGTGGCTTCTTCTTACGTAGTTCAGCCTCTTTACGTCGTTGCCTAGACATTTCACGCTCTTTGCTCTCTCGCTCCATGATTTTGGATAACACAATTTCTTTATATTCAGCTAAGCGCATACCATAAGGTGCATGTAAGGCTTCTAACAACGCCCAGCCACCTCGTACTCTTTTTGCAACCATTCCTGGAGTTAAACCGTTCTTTTTTATCAATTCATTTTCATGTTCGGTAAATTTATATGGTTTACCGTTAATCTTTACGATACTCATTTATTCCACCTCTATACATTTACTTTTTTAATCCAATCCTCTAATTTGTGCGTGTTGTGATTTCTAGTAAATAGTTCACTTACATTAACACCTAGAGCATCTGCCAATTTATCTAATACATTTAAGTTAACCATCTCAGCTTTTCCGTTTTTATATCCACTAATAGTTGATCTTGATACGCCAGTTTCATTGTGCAAATCTTGGACACTTACGTTATCTCTAGCCATGATTACCCTTAAATTAGTTGCGAATACTTCGTTCAACTTCATTTATTCCACCTCTATATATGCATGTCTTATTGTTATGTTGTCATACTTTAGTAATTCGTCCGGATTGTCATCTAAGCGCTTTGCCAGCGTATCTTTTTCTTTATCCACATCATCGTAATGCTGATATTCAACTTCTGTAGGTATTCTTATATCAATCGTTGCGTTTATATATGCTTGTTGTTGCATTAGATCACTTCATTTCTCTTTTTCTTTTACGTCTGACTTTCACTAAGTCCTCATATACCATCCATTCTTGACCTGTGTATTTAGGCGCTTTACATATCCACGTTAAATTCACATCTCTATACTGATATCTGAATATCTTCGCTTTGATGTTGGCAACTTCAGTCGCCTTACCTTTAACGTCTATAACTTCAACCAGTTTCCCTTCCTTCCACAAAGAGAAATCGGCTATATACGTAATCGGTCTTTGTTTCCCGAATTTAGGTTGTAATTCAAATTTCGGTTGTATTTCTATATGATCATAATTAGTGTCACTCATATTACTTTCTAAATATTGGTAATATTCACACTCTACTTTGCTATCAAATACAATTCCTTTGTACTCAACTTTCTTAGCGTTGTATTTACTCATTGTGCCACCTCTAAATATCAAATATCGTTACTTGTAATCCTAGTTCTTGCTCATATAAAAGCCCGTGAGCGCCTTTGAAGCGTTTCAGGTCACTATCAGTCATAATTTTCTTTTCGTCGCTGAAATGGGTTCCTGTGAGCGAATAAACTTCATTTACGTTGTCTTTATACTTGATGACCTTAATATCTTCCGTGCCATCTTCTCGGTATAAGTAATATTTTTCTTTCGGCATTTTTAACACTCCTTAATGTGCGTTTTCTTCCAATTGATTTCATTCATAATTTTCTCTTCAACTCTGTCGTAATCATCGAAAGGCGATAACTCGTTATTGTCTAACAATCTGTTGACTGCCCAACCAGTCTCGATATATACATTTGCTACAATCGGGTCGCTTTGCTTTGTCTCTTCATACATCGATTTCAATAAGCTTTTGAATTGCATTATATTCATGTGAAAAACCTCTGAGTCTTCTTGTAATACTCAAATTCAATTATTCCGGTTTCGCCGTCTTTGTTTTTGGCTATGTTACATTCAACAATAGATTTGCCAGTGATACTGTCATCTTCGTCACGGTTATAATAATCATCACGGTAAAGTAGCATCGCTAAACTCGCATCTGCTTCTATTCCGCCTGATTCTTTCATGTCCGATAGCATTGGTCTTTTATCCTGTCTAGACTCGACACCACGATTCAGTTGTGAAAGTAGTACGATGATTGCGCCTGTCTCGTTAGCGATTATCTTTAAGTCACGTGATATCTTTTCTACTGCTACACGTCTATCAACTTTCGCATCAGTATCCATCAGTTGAAGATAATCTATAAAAATAACTTGTTGCCTGTCTGAATGCCTCATTGCTTGCGCTCGCACATCTTGCGGTGTGATATTACTTTTATCAGAAATATCGATGCCTAATTTCATGATTTTATCCATCGCATTCGTTAACTTTGTTAAGTCATCCGGCGTTAAGTTCCTGATTTCTTTTATCTTTGTTAACTCAATACCAGTAATTGTTGATAACATACGTTTCAATACTGATGTGCCAGTTGTTTCGAGACTAAAGAAAGATGTTTTGTATCCATTTTGTGCTATGTTCAGCATCATGTTTAATGCAAAACCTGTCTTACCCACTGAGGGACGCGCTGCGATGACGATTAATTGCGACGGCTCCAATCCCCCTATTTTGTAATCCATGAGCTTATAACCCGTCTTAATTTGCTTCTTAGGGCTATCGCTGTATAACTCATCGACAAACTCCTCAACAAACTTCTTGGTTCCGTCTTCTTTTCTGTTAGTAATTGTTTTTAAATCCTTGAGTTCATCAATCAAGTTATTAAAGTTTTGGTTCGTAGGTTGTTGTTTGAACTCAGTTACTAATTCGTTAGCTTTGTTGAGCTGATAACTTTCCAATAATTCTTGTTGATAACGTTCAAAGAAGCCGTATCCAATGAAATCGGAGTTGTAAAGTTTAGTTATAGTATCTGCATCTAAAAATTCTTTATCTTTAGTTGCTTTTAAATAGATTTCTTGATGATCTATCTTTCCGACGTCCATTACATAATTGAAAAAGGTTTTAAACTTTTCGTTCGTAAACATGTAATCTTTAACTCTTATCTTTTCTAATACGTCCGGTTGTTTAAGTAGCGTAGCGATTATTGTACTTTCAATTTCGAATTGTCCGTAATTCATTCGTTTTCGCCCCCAAATTCTGCCAACTTATTCATGAACTTATCTAGCGCTATTTTTCTTTGTCTGACATATTCGGGGTCATTCTGCATTTTCCATTGGTGTGTAGCGGTTTCGTTATCTACTGGCTCGATAGATACTTTTTTAGGTTCCTTACGCATGATTGCTGGTAAGTTAGGCGGGTACGGGTTGTTACTGTTGATATAAACATCTACCGCTTTTACAGTTGGTTGATAATCTCCATTTTGACTTAATACATCAATCCACATTTCTAACTTCGGTTTATCAAAATCAATGTTGTATACGTACCTAACTTTTTTAATAATTTCTAATGCTTGTGTTTTGCTCATCGGCATTAGTCATCACTCAATTCTTTTTCCATTTGTGCAATGACATCATCAGTAGTATTTTTTCTAGGTGCTATTTTATTTTCTGCATCTTCTTTTGTTTTGACATTCTCTTTAGCCCAGTTGTTTAAAACTTTAATTAAATAGCCACCATGCGCACTTTTGCTTTTAGTGTACTCAACACCTACTTTTACAACTTCAAAAGCGTTTGTACCTATATCATCAATAGCAAACCCTAATTGTTCCATTTGATTAGGTGTTAACTTATCATCCAAATTTGCAATTATATATTTTATTGAAGATGAGAAGACGGCTTCTCTTTCTTCTTCTTTATTCTTATATTCTTCTTCTTTTTCTTCTTCTCTTTCTTCTTCTTCTTCTTCTTCTTCTTCTGTATCGTTACGTAACGTTACGGTAACGTTACGTTTTGCTTCTAGTAACTTTTTCTGTTTCTCACGATAGCGTTGTTGTCGCAATTTATTTTTTTCTTTATGCTTAGCTTTGCTATCTAAGCTTTGATGCTTCTCCCAGTTTGTCACTTTTATGACACCATTAACTTTTTCAATCATGCCCAATGTCTCAAAAGTTTGAATTGCTAACCTTATTGAGTTAATAGGTCTATTAAATTCATTTGCTAACATTTCTTCGTTGTACGGCAAGTTTTCGGATAGCATAATATAACCTTGTTCATTGTACTTTCCTGATAAAGTTAGTAACTTAACCCAAATAGTTATGATCGTATCTCTTTCGGGTAAAGCTTCGATATATTTGATTTTGCTGTCATCAAACATGCCAACTTTAAGTTTTATCCACGATACTTCTCCCATTGTTTTCTCCTTTCAGCATTTTGTTGAGCCTCTCATCAACTTTTATCCACGAGTCATGCAAGTGATATTTATCATCAAACGACTTAACGCCAATCGCATGTTGCTGGTTATGATGTTCGCGACATAACGCTAATACGTGTTTGTCATAGTGATTCATCTTATTTCTGTTCATGCCTCTGCCGACTGCTTCATAATGCGCTAGGTCTGCGTGAGGCTTTCCACAAATTACACAGTTGCGGTTGATTGTAGCCCAATACAATAGTGCTTTATCTTCACTTAACAACTTGCTTGTTTCTATGCTCATAGGTATTTGATGATGAAACATAAACGCTATAATCAGTTCTATTAACTCCCTTGCAACTTTCATAGAACAGTCGCGCAGACTGATTTCTTCATAACCTTTCATAATTTCCAATTCTGTTTGTAATAATTTTCTAATTGATTCCACCGGTTCTCCCCAGTGAAGTTCTATATCTCTACACATTGCGAATATTTTTTTGCGTTGTTCTATAGATAGTTTTTTATTGTCCGGAACCTCTACTTCTGCTTTTAGCGGATATCCGTTTTCTAGTAAATCAATGTGACTTTGTTCAAGTTCAACACCAGTAGCAACGACGGAATAAGTACCGTCATTGTCTTTCTGGTATCTTGTAATGTATTGCATTTAAACCACGTCCTAGAACGGTAAATCATCATCATTGATTTCTATTGGACCATTAGCATTAGCGAATGGGTTTGATTGTTGACTCATAGGTGTCTGTTTACCATTTGCTTGCTGTTCTTTTTGTTTCATCTCATCAGTTTTAGGTTCTGGTTTATTAACTACTTCATCGTCTTTATTCCAAACTTTTACATATGAGAGTCTTACAAAATACTTGCCTTGTTCCTCGTTAAATTTATTTTTAAGTACAATAGTTCCGATTTTGTTAATTAATTGATCTGTGTCAAAAGTTAAATCTGGTAAGTTCAATTTAATTCCTAATCTACTAAGTAACTCGATATATTGTTTTTCTTGATAATCTTGTTGGAATGGTGGGACGAATTGGTTGTGTTTGTATTGTTTACCTTCGTTGTTTTCAAAAACAATCGTGAAGTATCTGTTTTCTCTGTCGTTAAACTCGACATTTGCAACTTTTACTGTAAATTCTCCAGCTCCTAAAAAGTCCCCACCTTTCATGAATGCCTCTTGATTAGTTTCTTGAATGTATTGTGTTCTACCAGTGATTTTCATAATTTTTATACCGTCCTTTTAATTAATTTTTAATTACCATTTCTAATTGCTTGTACAACATCGTTAATACTTGGATTAATGAAACGTTTGTTGTTAATTTTGATGTTGCTTGAGTGTCTTATCTTTGTCTCGAATAAATTTGATGGTTCAGCGTTAAGTACATATTGATAAGTTTTTTCGCCGTCTTGCTCATGTTCTTCTATTGTCATTCTTGCTAACACGTCAGATTGACTGATGACTGCTTTTTTTATTTGGTCTTGTGCCTCTATCGTGATTGTTGGATTGATAGTACTTCCCTCATCATCTTTGTCTTTGTTAATGCCCTCGTGTCCGCTTATAGCAAGATGAAATTGATAATGTTCTTGTAATTTAGAAATATAACGATAAATACTTACAATGCGTGTAGCACACTCGCCCCAATCATTAAATGTCGGTTTCTTTGATTTACCGTCCATGATGTCGTCCATAGTGATATCACGTAACTTTTGGATTGTTTCAATCACTACAACATCAATTTGTTTTCCGTTTTCTCTTAGTTGTTCAATAATTTTAGGCAGCATTTTAATCACTGCACTAAAATGCTTATAATTCTTAATCTGCACAACTGCCCCATCTTCTGTTACCGTTGTTCCGTCCTCATTTATATCTAGTACTAAGGCATTGTTATCTTTTGTTAAAAACGTAGTTTTACCAGTACCGAACTTGCCGTATATCGCAAATTTATAAAACTTGTTTGCATTTTGTTTGCTGATGTCTTTTACACCTAGTTGCGTTAAAATATCGACATCTTGATTAGTTTTTTCAGTCATCTATTCTCCCACCTTTACCGTGTATGACGTTGGTTTCTCCACAATGCTAGCACCCTCTAAAACTTCGCCGTTTGCGTCAATCAATGTGCCGTTTTCAGTTACATTGAAATCTTTCTTAATGTCTGATTGGCTAAGTTTTTTAGTTACTTTTACATAGTTGTCAAAACCTCGTTGCTCAAGTTGTTTAATGACTTCTTGCTCATTGCTAACTTGAATGACTTTTGAACCTTTTCTGGCTGTCACTTTTCCGTAAGGTGTATTCAACTTGAATTTGCTATCTTGTTCTTTTTGTATTCTGTAATATTCAATTACAAGGCTTTGTAAATATTCTTTGCCACTCTGTAATTTTTCTACTTCTTTATCTTTCCATTCGTTTATGCGTTCAATTTCTTTATTTGCTAAATCGTTGATTTCATTCTCTTTAGTTGTGATTGCATCCAGTTTCTTAAAAACCCAGTTAGCACTGTCTAGATCAGTTACTTTGAATCGGTCGTCTTGTTCGAATGTTTCTAATTCTCTCTCTTGTAAATCATTCACTTTTCATACCTCCTACCATTTCATGACTAAGTTAATTAGTCTGTCCTGTTCGTCTGTGTGTTCTTCAATCCATTCGTTTATAACGTCACGCATTGCATCCGTCGCAATATATAGTTCGCTTAAATCTATGACATGAAACGATTTAAGTGGAACATTATTCATATCCTTGATTTGTATACTGATACCGTCATGTCTCTTCATCACAGACACTTTAAATTCAAACCCGTTAAAGCTTATAATTTTGTTTTTTATCTCACCAATTTTGTAATACATCGTTCTCGTCCTCCTTGTCTTCTTCGTCCTCCTCGTTATCTTCTTCGTTTTGTAATTCATAAATTTTGTTTTTTAGTTTTATATTTTCTTTTTCCAATTTTTCGTTTTTTCTTTCTTCCGCAAAATACTTACCTCTGTAAGTATCTTCTTCTTTATCTTTAACAGCCTTTATTTCAATAAGTTTTCTGTACTCGTTCAATGTGATTGTTACTGTCAATTCTTGATTTGCTACAAAGTTATCTTCTTCATTTCTGTATCCTGAAAAATCTTTAGTGTAATAATGTTGTTCAGTTTTAATATTTTCAGTCATAGTTGACTACCTCCGTATATTTTGATTTAATTAAGTTGTATATTTTGATAAGTGTTTGTCACTGTTACTTGCTCCAACAAGTAGCAGTTTTTTTATTCTTCATAAAAGTATTCCTTATAAAATATGAATGTTGCGATACTTGCGAATCCCGCAATTGACCATGCTGTAGTGAAGTATAGAAACGGCATGAGTACAATCGCTAAGACCGTGAAGCACAACACTGCTAATAGGTAGCTTTTATATGTGTCGCTCATTTGATAATCCTCCTAATACCATTTTTTATGCTTTCTGATCAAATACTCTTCTAATTTAGAAATATTAATCAATGTTCCCGTTGCTGAATAATCAATGTATAAATTTTCTACACCTAAATTATCTTCACGGTAATATTTCAACCAGTTGTATACTGTACTTCTACATACTCCAAACAATTGATGGATTTGTGTAGGTGTTGCGTATAACTTTTTCACAAATTTTTCTTCGCCTCGATATGTGTTTTCTGGTGTTGGTGGTATTATGATTTTTGGCATCTCTATCACTCCTTTAGATAAATGTTAAAGTTTGTTATTATTCGCCCTGTATTGAAGTTCTCTATCTAATGCATAGAAAACTTTGTTTATTTCTAAGTAGCTGTAATCACTTTTTTTAATAAGCTCTAATATTTCCGCTCCTAAGTTACGTTCCTTTTCCGTTAAATAGGATGAAGAAGCATCAGCTTTGCTAGAAACTTGTGGGACGCCTATACGCAATCCTTCTGATCTTGTGTTCATTTGTTTATGCTCCTTTCGTGTATAATGTTGTTATCAACCTAAGGAGGTGATAACATGCCCTTGATATCTGATGAATTTGATACACTTACTAAAGACCAACAATATATCTTGTCCGTACTCTACAAAGATTATTTAGAATGTGTAAAGTTAGGTTCGGTTAAATTAACCTGCAATAATTTTGGAAGTGCTAAAGATATACATACAAAGTATTTTCAAAAACTACATTTTGAAGATGTAAAATACGATTTAAATAAACTTAAAAACTCTGGGTTCCTAAACGGCGTGTATGCTAGTAACACTATTTATCATGTAACAATTTCAGACAAGACTGTTGTTTACTTTGAAAATGAGTTTAAAAACAATTTAAAAAGTATCATTGATAGCATTTCTAAAATTGCTTCAATAATTCCTGGTCTCTAGTTGGGTTTATAACTTCCCAATCATTTGCCATGAGGTCATCGGCTGAAGGTTGCCAATATCTGATAAGGTTTGTCCCATCGCTATTTGAAATGATGCATTGTAAAAAACTATCATTTGTTGGTAATATCTTAGTTCGATGACTTTCTTTCCAATCTTTCCGTGTCATAGAGACAAGATTTTTTGTAGCTATCTTAGTTGCTTCTTGAATGTTCATTTGTTATTCCTCCTTTTAAGATGTTTGTTCAATTGTGTGTTATTCTTCTTCGTCTAAATCAAAGTGCTGTTCGATTTGGTCAATTGCCCACTCAATCATTGATTCAAGGTGTTTCTCTCTGTCGACTTCGTAAGTGTGCTCAATCTCGCCTGCATATGTCACAGTAAGAGTATCTTTGTGTGTGTATGTTTGACTTTTGTTTTCTTTAACTGCATAAAGTGTTAATACTATATTGTTTAGCTTTTCTTTTTGTTCTGGTGTCATTTACGCTCCCCCTAAATTAGCTTCATAACCGAATTCAGTCATGATTTCATGTATTTTCAATCTGCCTTTTTGTGTCCATCTAGTTTGTAAAACTGTGTCTTCTCTACCGTCAGAGCGTACAATTGCTATAGTGTCTGATTCTGTGTAACTCTTGCCCATGTGTTCTGAGTAAAGCACCCACTGTTTATTTACTTTTCGTTGTAATCTAGCTTCGTGTAGTAGTTTGTTTAACTTTTGTGCTGATATACCGTAGTCTGCCGCGATTTGAGTTGTGGCTAATGTGCCAGTTGACTTTAAGATTTCATCTACATAGTCTGCTTTGGGTTTTAGTTCTCCGATTTCTTGTTGTAAAAGTAAGTTTTGCTCTTTTTCTTTCTTATACTCAGTCAACACTGTAATGATGTAATCTGGATTGTTCAGCGTGTTCTCAATTACACTGTCTGTTGCGTAGATACCGTGTTTGCGAATGGCTGGTAGGACGTCTGATGTTACCCAGCGTTTGAATCGTTTTGCTGACTCTAGTTTTGATGAGAAGATTAAGCTGTATAAACCTGATTCGTTGACTGCAGTAAGTCCTCGATTTGGCAAATTTTCTAAAGTCGTGTTTCGCGACGTTAGAATTTCCTTATCGTCTTCATCAACGTGTTTACTTAATGCGTCACGCGTATTCGAGTATCCTAAGATTTCTGCCACATCTTTACCTACAAAATATGGTTCGTTATCTACTGTTAATGTTCTTACTGGTAATTCTTCAAAATTAAATGTTTGTAATGCTTGCATTTGAGTATCCTCCTTTTTCCTCAACACCCACATTCAGCAGACGGTTATCGCAATGACTATCGAATGTATTTAAACGCGGCTCATATCATCGCCAGCTCTCGCTCACATCTGCTCAATGTGGATGTTGATAAGCGTGGTTATATTAAGAAGTGAATGTTACTGATTCACTTTCCGCCACTCTGTTAAATCAGTAACTTTGTTATCGCTTTCAACACCGTTAAGCTTGTCTAACGCTTTCACTACTTTTTGGAACTCTTTGATAGCACTTCGTAGCTTTTTAGTAATTTCATCTTCTACCATTTCCAAACCAGCAAATGCGTCTTCGTTATTCATGCTTAGATGTTTGTTGAAAAGATCTCGAGTGTATCTTATTTCTTTAAGTGATTTATCATAAGCTTCAATTTGTCCTGAAAGGTTATGATATTTTAGTTGTAGTTTTACTAATTTTAATGATTGGTCTTGCATTTGTTATGTCTCCTTTAAGATGTTTGTTTGCGTTTCGTGTACTTTGTGGGTAAAAAAATATCTCCAATATTTTCGTCAAAAAAATCAGCGATAATAAACATCTCATCATTCTTAAATTGATGCTTTCCTAATTCTTTTAAACGATAACCTTCAGTTGATATATTCAAGAGGTTTGCTAAATCTTCTTGAGTACACTTTCTTTCTTTTCTCAACTTTATTAAATTCCATTGCATGTTGTCACCTCCCGCTTACAAAACCTACTATACACGATACGTGTACTTGAGTCAACATAAAAGTTTGCTTTTCGTGTATTTTTTTGTTGAATACCAAAAATAATTGGGTTATACTATAGGTAAATTTAAGGAGGTAAGAAAATGGATAAAAAAGAATTAGCGAAATTTATAGGCAATAAAATCAGATACTATAGAACCAAATTGAACTTAACTCAAGATCAACTTGGAGAAAAACTCAACACTAAAAAAGCTACTATTTCAAATTATGAGACAGGGTACAGAACTCCTAAACAAGATGATTTGTTTGAAATTGCTCATATTTTAAATATCAGTATCGATGATTTGTTTCCTACAAGAAATAATAAAAAAAACGACATCACTTCCATATACAACAAACTCACACCTCCCCGCCAAGAAAACGTACTTAACTACGCAAATGAGCAATTAGATGAACAGAATAAAGTCACTTCTATAGATGAATATAAAGAGTCTAAACTAGTATCGTATATTGCATGTGGTGCAACTGGTGCTGGCATAGGAGAAGAATTATATGATGACATATTGCATGAAGAAGTATTTTTTAAAGAAGACGAAACGCCATCAAATGCTGATTTTTGTATTTTAGTTAATGGTGATTCAATGGAACCTATGTTAAAACAAGGAACATACGCTTTTATTAAGAAAGAAGATTCTATTAAAGATGGTACAATTGCACTCGTTGTATTAGATGGAGTAAGTCTTATCAAGCGTGTAGATATATGCGAAGACTATATTAATTTGGTATCTCTAAATCCGAAGTATGATGATATCAAAGTCGCTTCGTTTAGTAATATTAAAGTAATGGGCAAAGTTGTATTGTGATTAATAACGTATATTTAGCGCTTTAATATAATTATAAACAAAGGAGAAATTGACATGAAAAAAGCAATCTTAACTTTAAGTCTTATATTTATTACCTACTACCTCACTTTTAAATATATGTGGATTAAAGAATTGAAGTATTAATTATGCTTATTTGAAAAAGACGTCTATTTCAGCAGTGTTTAAAAGGAGTTTATAATGAAAATAACTAATTGCAAAATAAAAAAAGAAACTATAGTATATGAAGTTTTAACTAGTGGTAATCAACCATTCACTTATGAGTTACCTAAAGATTTATCGTCACATAATGCGCGTAAATACTTGGAATTTATTTCACAAAAAATAGATGGAGATAAGTTAACCAAAGAAGATTCATTATGATTTTACTAAATCAAAAAACGCCTACTAGTGTAGACGTTGAATGGTGGTGAGAACGTGAGCGAGAATAAAGGAGAAATTAGAAATGGCGAGTCCGGAAGTGATCAAAAATTAACTAGCGGTCAAGTTGAAAGTTTAATCCAAGAACCTAAGAAGAAATAATTAATTTTTTCTTATCGATATATAGATATTCTAATTTAACTTTGTTTTCAAAATCTAAATATGAATCATTGTATTCAGACAATGTTTTGAAGGCTTCGTAATTAGCATTAAATCTAGTATCAAGTAATATATTTCGATTGTGTTTTCTTGAATAGTTATCAAGGAATCCTTTTTCAATTATGTTACCTTCGAAATCTTTTACAGTTATGAACATTTTATATTTATTATCTTCATACTTTAATAGATGTACAGGTAGCGTTTCAACTTTTTTTAAATTATTACTTTTACGGTTATGATTACTAAAAATATTGTATATTTCTATAATTTTTGTATACACGAATTCTGTTAATATGATGATTATTAATATACTTACTATTAGTGCAGACAATGTTTTTGTAAAAGTTAATTTTTGAAATAGCTGATTTACGTTGTTTTGTCCTGAAAACAGACTAAGAGTTAATAAAAAAATAAAAACAGAAACTACAGAAAAGAAAGCGAGAATAACTTTCTTATTATCACTATCGAAATACACCAAATTCTTATTGGATAGAGCATAGTAAGTATAAAATCCTGGTATCCCAGTTGTAATTATCAATAGTAAAATTTGCAAAATATCACCTACTTTTTATTTTATTATATCACATTTAGCACCTAGTACTAAATGTCGGGTAGCCCGCCTACCCTTATTATTTTTTGCCAATTTTGAGGAGGGATGTAAAATGTGGTTTGAAAAATTTAAAAATAAGAACAATGAAACGAAGTATAGATACTACGAGAAATACAAAGATCCGTATACAGATAAATGGAAACGTGTAAGTGTTGTCTTGAATAAGAATACAAAGCAATCGCAAAAAGAGGCAATGTTTCGATTAGAAGATAAGATAAAAGAAAAATTGAATAACCAGTCATCAAGCATTTTAAAAACTTTGACTTTTCATACACTATTAGATGAATGGTTTGAATATCATACAAAAACATCTGGCTTTAAAGTAACGACGCTTGATAATTTGAAAACAAGAATCAAAAACATCAAAAAGAACAGTTCTCAAAATTTACTTTTAAACAAAATTGATACAAAGTACATGCAAACATTTATTAACGAATTATCAAACATATATTCTGAAAATCAGGTAAAGCGTCAACTTGGACATATGAAAGAAGCTATTAAATACGCCGTTAAATTTTACAATTATCCAAACGAACACATATTAAATAGCGTCACACTACCAAAGAAGAGTAAGACGATAGAAGATATAGAAAAAGAAGAAGCGAAAATGTATAACTATTTAGAGATGGAACAGGTAATACAGATACGCGATTTTATACTGAACGATAATAACATGCAGTATAGAGCTCGTATTTTAGTTGCTGGGGCTGTTGAAGTTCAAGCTTTAACAGGTATGCGCATAGGTGAGTTATTAGCGCTCCAAGTTAAAGATGTAGACCTCAAAAATAAGACGATCGATATTAACGGTACTATTCACAGAATCAAATGTAATGCTGGATTTGGTCACAAAGATACTACTAAGACCGCAGGTTCAAGAAGAAAAATCGCCATCAATTCAAGGATAGCAAATGTATTGAAAAAAATAATGTTAGAAAATAAAAAGATGCAACAATGGGAACCAAGCTATGTTGATAGAGGGTTTATATTCACAACTTGCCAAGGAAATCCTATGCAAGGCAGTAGGATAAACAAACGATTGTCCTCAGCTGCAGAATCATTAAATATAAATAAAAAAGTTACTACTCACACACTAAGGCATACACACATAAGTTTATTGGCGGAAATGAATATATCGTTAAAAGCAATTATGAAAAGAGTAGGACATACAGATGAAAAAACGACTATAAAGGTGTATACACATGTAACAGAGAAAATGGACAGAGAGTTAGAGCAAAAATTAGAAAAACTTGTGTACTAA